CGACACCGGAAAGACGTTGGTCGAAGCGCGTCGTAAGTGCCCACTGTGTGGGATGGCTGGGGTGAATGAGGAAGCTCTGCTGTGGGATCGAATGCCAGCTGCATCTTCGTATCGCGGCCCAACAGTTTATCAGATGGCGCTTGGTGTCGGTCTGGACCGTTCTGTGTAGGCGGGGAGAAGCGATACTGGCACAGCGGGGCGCTCTGGCGCTCCGTTCGTGCGTGTGCACTTCAGAACAGCCAGCCGCGGGCCCCGCGCGCTCTAATCGACGCTGGAGTGTGCAAACATGCTGGGAATCCTCGTAACCATCCTCGTTATGTGCATCATCTTTGGGCTGATTTACTGGATATTCCAGCAGATCCCGCTCCCGGCACCGTTCGGACGCATCGCCCAGGTCGTGATCGTGGTCATATTTTGCCTGTGGCTTATCTATCTCCTGCTCCCGCTGGCTGGCGGCAGTCTCGGGCACCCGCTGCTGCGCTAGAATGGGCGAATGCCCAAAGGAATTGTCTGCTGCGTGTGCGGAGCCCAGCCAACCCATTATTGGGTCAACGGGAAATACTTCTGCAAGTTGCACAAAGCGCAAGCGATAGCAGCCACGCAAGCCCCACCCAAAACGCAGCCGCACAAGGTCGCAGAGATTCGCCACGCGCGCCGCGCAAACAATTGGGCTTGACAAGGTACGCTATACTTAAAGCGATATGCCGAACGATCATGCCCACTCCGACCCCAACACGCCCGCAGTTCCAGCTAACCACGCTCGTGCTGCTGCGCATCAACCAGGCGCAACCGACGCGCGTGCTGATGCTCAACGCGGTGCGCAAGGCGGCGTGAGTGAGCCATTCTTCATATCACCATTTCAGGCGCTACATTGGGCGCAGGGCAAGTATGCTCCCGATGATCCCCGCCGCGTGGCTGTCATGCGAGCTTGCTTACTCATGACCAACTGGCTCAGGAGCGAGTGATGCCTGCCGCGATCAACTGGACGCCGGAACTCACAACCAGCGTTATCGACGGCATTGAAGCAGGCAATACACTGCGCCAAGTTGCACAAAAAAACAGAATTTCTGCATCAGCAATCATTAGACAAGTGCAAGCAGATGAAGAGTTTGCAAAACAATACGCGCGCGCGATGGACATTCGCACTGATGCCGACTTTGATGGGCTTATCGACCAGTTTGATGACGTTCCGCAGCAGACAGAGCATGGTGTTGATTCTGGGTGGGTTGCGTGGAAGCGCTTGCAGGTTGACACAATCAAATGGTCACTGTCGAAGCGCTGCCCCAAGAAGTACGGTGACCGCGTGCAGAATGAGCACACTGGTCCTGAGGGTGGCGCAATTCAGATCGTGAGCACAATCCCGCGTCCCCCGAAAGCGGAGTAATGTAAGCTATTGCTGAGGTAAGCCATGCCAGCCTTCAACGCAAATGACCGCTTGACCTATTGCATTCCGGTAGGCGATGCCATCGACCTTTTCGCAGCCGCAGACGTGCTCACGCCCTCAGTCAACAGCATTGTTTGTACGATTCAGCAGCCTGGGCCAGGGGTGCGCGGCGTGCGCCAGTTCACCATCAACTTTGCATCGAGTCCTACTGCGGTGGTCAAGATCTATGGCTCAAATACGGCGCCGACCAGTGCCGGCGTGGACCCGAACGGCTTCCTGCTTTACACCAGCACGAACACGCAAGCAGATCAGTATGAGGACGGTTTCGCGTACATCTTTTACTGGGCGCAGCTTACATCGCAGTCCGGTGGCGGCGCGCTCACGGTTCGCATGAAGCAGGTCTGATGCCGAATTACTTTCCAGGGGGCGTGCAGATCGGCCCACCAGGGCCGCAAGGCCCTGGTGCGACCAATCCGCTCTCAGCCGAAGGTGACATTCTCTATCAGCACTCAGGCGTGCAGGCTGCATTGCCAGTCGGCACTGAGGGACAGATTCTCACATCAAGTGGCACAGATCCAGAATGGGCTGATGCTGGAGCCAATGCCGTAGCCTTCCTGAACACGCTGCAGGGCACAGTGACCATCGTGGTCACATCCGAACTGAAGGTCAATCTCAACACGCCCTCAGCGGGGAACATTCAGATCACTGGTAACGGGTACTCGGGCACGATTACGACAGCCAAACTCACAACGCTCGGCGCGAATGGCAGCCAAACTTTCGTGAATGGCATCCTCACCGCCCAGACCGCCGCCACATGACCCCTCGCATCGACCCCGCATCAGGCCCAGGCCGCTTCCTGCTCGATATGAGCAAATACGGGATGCGGCCATACTCACCGTACCCATTCCAGGCGCGCTTTCATGGCTCACCCGCACCCTATGGATTCCTTGGCGGTGCCGCGGGCCCGGGCAAGACGACATGCGCGCTGATGGAGCAGTTCATCGGAGCGCATGAGTTCAACGATGCCGATGGTCCGCAAGTGCATGACCTGGCGTTGCGCCGCACGTTCCCCAAGCTCGAATCGACGGTGATTACGCGATTCCGCGAGTTGTTCCCCAAGAGCGTCTACCGCAAGTTCAACGAAACAAAGAGCGAAGTAACGTGGATGAACGGGGCTACGCTCAAGTTCGGCTCGATGCAGTACGAGTACAACGCCTGGGATTATCAGGGCCAGTGGCGCACGATCTACTATGACGAGCTGTGCGAGTTCACTTTCAAGCAGTGGATGGCGACAAGCGCATGGAACCGCTGCCCGGTAAGTCCGCAGACGCGCAAGTTTGGCTCAGGCAACCCTATCGGCATTGGTGCCGTGTGGGTCGAGGATCTGTTCGTCAAGCATGTGCCGTGCATGGAGATGGATGCGAGCCAGAAGCGCAGCTATGAACCGCAGGACTATCCATACTTCGAGGGAACCTATTTAGATAACCCTGTTTACGCCAATGACCCCATTTTCCTGAAGAATCTTGAGGCGTATCCCGAGGCAATCAGGGACGCGCTCAAGTTCGCAATCTGGGGCGCAGCTGGCGGATACTTTCGCGGTGTATGGGATGAGGCCGAGCACGTGTTCCCGCACAACGCGCTCAACCGTGAGAAGTGGTGGAAGTGTCTAGTAGCAGGAACGATGGTTGCGACCGAGCGCGGTGAAGTCCCGATTGAGCAAGTTAAAGCAGGCGATAAGGTTTGGACACGTCAGGGCTTGCGCCGGGTATTGCGAGCGTGGCAGTCAGGAACAAATAGGGACGTTTCTAAGGCGACATTCTCAGATGGCCGCACGTTGACTGCAACCCCCAATCACGAGATTTACTCAAATGGAGAGTTTATCGCATTGGATGAGATGTCAATTGGTGATAGAATAGAGGTATGGAACCCCGATATTACGAAGGCAGAAAGTACCTCAAGCAGGCCAATGGTTATTACAAAACCGCTCCCATCTATCTCCACCGCGAGCTTTGGACTGCGGCAAATGGACCGATCCCGGAGAGGCACCATATCCACCACAAAGACGGAGACCGGACAAACAACGATCTTTCAAATCTTGAGTGTCTGTCTTCGTCTGCGCACTGCAAAATCACAGCCAAAGGAAAACACACCTTGGAGCATCGCGCAAAGATGCTTGAGGGCGCTGCGAAGTGGCGCGAAACCCCAGACGGTAAAGAGTATCTACGACTGTTTGGCAAGCAACCTAAACGGGCCCCTGAGAAGCATGAGGTCATGTGTCGAGGATGCGGTGAAATCACTTGGGCCCGATCTACTCAAAACTTCTGCTCTACTGCCTGCTATCAGCGTTGGAGACGGCGCGAGGGCCTGGACAACACTATCAAGCCGTGCGCAATATGCGGGGAGCCATTCAGCGCAAATAAGGCCGATGGCATCAACACCTGCGGTCGGAAGTGTGGGCAAAAATGGCGTTTGGCTCGAAAACTTGAAGCCATGCGGGAAAGCCAATGTTTATGATCTGGCGGTCGAAGGGGCTCACGAGTTCTACGCAAATGGCGTTCTCGTCCATAACTGCTGGATTTCAGGCAACTGGGGCTTTGCGCATCCGTTCGCATACTACAAGCACTGTATGGACGATGAGGGCGTGGTCTACACATACGATGAGCTTTACGGGCGGGAGCAGGAGCCGGAGAACCTGGCGAAACTGATCTGCGACTGGGCACGCGAGGATGGCGTGATGCCGGGATTCCAGAGCTTTGCGCACTCGTTCGACGCCAATGCGAGCAAGAATACGGCCACGATGGGCGGCAACTCCAACAGCGTGAATAACCGCATGATTCCTACGCTCAGGCTGAACGGCATTCCCGATCCGCATGAATCGACGCGGGATAAGTTGGGGCGCGATACGCTGATGCGTGAGCGGTTGCGCAAGCGGATTCACCTGGGCGAGGATGCTGAGGGACATTTGCTTGAGGTTCCGAGCTGGCAGATTTCAGACCGTTGCACGCAACTGCGGCGAATCATTCCGATCATGAAGGCGGATGAGGTTCAGCCCGAGAAGATTGAGGCGACCACGGACGGCACGGACTCGCCACTGCAGGGGGCTGGGTATGGGCTTTATGCGATCTTTGGCAAGCCAGCGCTGATTCCCAAGGAAGTTCAGTTGCAAAAGGTGCTAGAATCTGCACCAGATAACACGGCAATGCACCTGCGGGCGCTCAGGTTTGAGCAGAACTGGCAGAAGGCGCACCCGGCCAGGGGGAGGAATCCAGTCAGATGGAGACGGCAATCATTGCAGTAGTGTTCATCAGCATCATTTCCTTTGGCTTGTGGGTCGCTGTTGACAAGATCAACGCGCTTCAGGCGCGGATTGAAGATTTGGCCCGCGTCTACGGAACCGACCTCGCTACTATCGCAGCCGATACAGCAGGCACAGCCGACGAGGTGGTGAAGATTGCGGATGTGCTGACCAAGGCTAGTCAGATCAGGACTGCCAAGCACGAGTCTGTTTTTGATGGTGATAAGATTCAGGAGAAGCCAGCCGGATCGCGCTATGTGCCGATTGCACGGCGTCGCGCGGCGGCTGAGGCGGCAACGATGGTGCCTGCGAAACATTCTGAGCAGGTTCGGGCGAATAACACAAGGGCTTTACAGACAGCAGGATAAGGAGCTAGTCATGCCACTCGACGCAACTGGCGAATACCGCCACAACCACGAATCAGCCAAGATGCACTCTGAGCAGGCTGGCAAGAAGTACAACGCCGAGCCGAAGGAAGAAGAGGGCGAAGGTGGCGAGCATACCGAAGTTCACCCGCACGGCGACGGCACGTTTCATACCGTCGATCCTGAGCATGGCGAAGTTCAGCACGAGTCCATCGGCCACATGCACGCCCATCTCAGCAAGATTCATGGCGAAGAGGGGCATTCCCACTTCCACGCGCATTCCGACGGCATGGGTGAGCATCACTCGCACTCGGTAAAATCGGGCGAGGAGCCTGAGCACCGCGATCATGAAGGCGAGGAAGGGATGCACGAGCACCTGTCGGAATCCATGGGCGGGGAACACCAGGAGAATCCAGAGGAAGAGGAGCAGCAACCGGCAGGCGCCGGACTTGGCGGCTTGTACTAAGCCGAGGAGAAAGAAATGGACAGAGATTTACTCGCCTTGCTTGTATGGTGTGGAAGTGCTGCATTAGCCATACCTACCCTCTGGCTGAAGCAGCGTCGTTACCTCGGAGATCAGCAGATTGGTGTGTGCCTATTCGCGGGACCGATAGCACTTGCGCTGGCTATCCTATGCCCCCGCAGTTGGTTTACAACACGTGAACAAGCGGAAGGGCACAAGTAACGCAGCGAAAGGACTTAAGCATATAAGTCCCTCTACTAACCGCAACCAGAATGACCAACCATCCATCAGGAGGATGCTTCAATGACACTCAGCAGATTTGCAGGACAGTACAATGCAACCAGCTTTAACTATGGTGGCTTGGGCGTAGACAACCCACCCGCGCTCGTCGTGGTTAACGGATCGAACGCTGCATCGACGGGCAGCACGCTCACCGTCCAAAACGGATTCTTCACCGCGAGCGATGGAACGGTCATAACGCCGTTCAACACCAACGCCCCCGTGAGCATCATCAATGCGGCTGGCGCGGATACGCAGACCCCCAGCGCCGTCTCAACCAACGTGCAGAACAGTGCATACGGTCTGACCGCGACAGTCACGGCGACTACTTGGACTTATGCTCACGCCCCAGGCGATCGCGTTTCGAGCGGCACGGTTGGATTGCAGGAAGCGATCAACTACGCCAATCTCAAGGGCGGCGGCCAAGTCATCATCGACGCTTCATGGGTTACACAGGGCGGAACGCAGGCCATTCTTGACGCGGCCACCGTTCCCTCGACCGTGCAGATCGTGGATAACCGCTCCGGTCAGGATGGCGTGGCGCAGACTCTTACCGTGGCGATTCCGAACGCTTCGGTGCTCACGCTCTCGTCGGTGGGCTACCAGTTGCTTCCTGCCCCCGGCGCAGGCAATATGTACATCGTTGACCGCATCGTGGTCGAGCAGGTTGCGAAAACGGGAGCCTTCGCGGGCTCTCCGGGCAACATGACCGCAGCTTACGGCACGCAGAGTTCGCAGGTCGCGGCTACCGGAACCATTGCGGGAACCATCCTCACTGGCGGGTCGGGAACGACCAACCAGATCGGCATGGCAATCGGCATCGCTCCGGCGAACGGAAATTCGTCAGTGCTGCTCAACTCGGCCATCGGTCTTTACGTGGCGACCAACGACCCGACCACCGGTGCTGGCTCGCTCATCGTGAAGATCTCCTACAGGACGTTGACAGGGTTCTAATGCCCTACGATGAAGTGATGCCGAAATGGAAGGCCGGTGCTCTCCGTTCAGGGGGCACCGGCAGGCCTGTCAAGTCGCAAAAGCAGGCCATAGCCATCATGCTGAGCGAAAAGCGCAAGGCCGAGGCAGGCAACGAAGAGTACAAACCTTCCAAGAAGGGTGCTTTTCGGAGGGCTGCAAGATGAGCGTGATTC